CCAACTCGCTGAGGTCATGGTGCGGCTGCGCACCATCCAGGAGGGGCGCTAGGGACCTATTTTGCGCTTGACACGCCCCGCACGCTCGTCTATCTTCACACCTGTACTGTAGGATAGAGAGATATATACTTACTTTTAGTATATGTCTTGATGTCCTATAGGTATGCCTTCCTACCATTAGGACACCTTACTCTATTCCTACCCGTACATTACATCAAGGGATCTCGCTTTCTTACAGTACCCGCCGTACGTCGTCCATCCCGACGTACGGATGGGAGATTCTATGCCGCGTACTCCCACACCGCCGCGCCTGCGTGATCGCATCCTCGACCTGCGCCGTATCCCGGCCCGCGATCTGCAAGACCACCAGATGAACTGGCGCACGCACCCCCAGGCGCAACAGGACGCTATGCGCGGCGTGCTTGATGAACTTGGTATTGCTGCTGCGCTCCTTGTCTACGAGAGCCCACGCCAGGGCGGCCTGTGTATCATTGACGGGCATCTGCGCAAGTCCCTCGACCCGGCGCAGGAATGGCCCTGCCTGGTGCTGGATCTGGATGATGACGAAGCGGCCTATCTGCTTGCCACGTATGACCCGCTCGGCACCATGGCTGAGGCGAGCCGCGCGGCATTAGCGACGGTCCTCGAGACCGTGACGAGTGGGCAGGCGAGTATTCAGCAACTCCTCACGTCTCTTGGCGAACGGCACGGGATCATTCCCGTGCTCGATACGGCGACCGCGCCGGAAGATTTTCAGGCCTATGATGATGATCTTGCGACAGACTACTGCTGCCCACAGTGCGGCTATGCGTGGTCTGGAAAGGCCAAATAAGCCACCGTACCAGGTGCCCTCGATGGCCGAGATTGCGGCCGTGCCAGGGCACGGCTTGCGTGTAGCCTCCCTCTTTGCCGGGGCTGGCGGCTCATGCCTCGGCTATCGCATGGCTGGCTATCGCATCCTCTGGGCCAATGAGTTTATCGAGGCCGCGCGTCACACGTACCGCGCGAACAATCCGACAACGCTCCTTGACCCGCGTGATATCCGCACGATCGACCCCCAGGACATCCTAACGGCCTGCGACCTCGTGCCTGGCGAGCTTGATCTTCTCGATGGCTCACCGCCGTGCGCCTCCTTCTCGACGGCCGGCAAGCGGGCGAAGGGCTGGGGCCAGGTCAAAGCCTATTCTGATACGAAGCAACGCACGGATGACCTCTTTTTCGAGTATGCGCGGCTGCTCGAAGGCCTCCAGCCCAAAGTCTTTGTGGCCGAGAATGTGAGTGGTCTCGTGAAAGGTGTGGCCAAGGGCTATTTCAAGCAAATCCTCGCACGGTTGCGTGCCTGCGGCTATACGGTTGAAGCGCGCTTGCTTGATGCGCAGTGGCTTGGGGTCCCGCAGGCGCGGCAGCGCATTTTCTTTGTCGGGGTGCGGGCCGATCTCCCGCGTGCGCCGGCCTTCCCGCAGCCATTGCCGTATCGCTATAGCGTGCGGGATGCCCTGCCGTGGATTGTGCGCGGCAAGTATGGTCCGACCTGGCGCCAGGCCGATCTGCCTTCGCCCACGGTCTCGGCTGGCTTATCGTACAAGCCAGAGACAAGCCATCAAAACCTTGAATTGGTCGAAGCCGAAACCGATATCGCGCGCTATGCGATAGGCCGGGAATGGAATACCTTGCAGCCTGGCGAGAAGAGCGCGAAGTATTTTAGCCTTCAGAAGCCCGCGCTTGATAAACCATCGCCGACTATGACGGCTCCTGCTAGCCTTATCTCTGCGGCGGCGATTGTCCATCCCCTCGAAAAACGCTATTTCTCGATTGCCGAACTCAAGCGCCTCGGTAGTTTCCCGGATGATTTTCAGCTCACCGGCACGTATGCCCAGCAGTGGGAGCGCATCGGGCGGGCTGTGCCTCCCGTGATGATGGCACACCTGGCACGGACGATTGCCGAGAAGGTCTTGCTATGAGTACCAGCCTGGGACATTTCCCCGATGGTCGTTGGGCCTTTGATACGACCGTGACGGCCTGTTTTCAGGATATGCTCGCGCGTTCGATTCCCGAACTGGCCACCATGCGTGCCCTCGTCACGCGCCTCGGCTTTCACGTGGTCCACGCGGGGGATCATATCCTCGATCTTGGCTGTAGCCTGGGCGATGCCCTCGCGCCCTTTGTGACGCACTACGGCGCGGCCTGTACCTATACGGGCCTCGATGCGAGTCTGCCAATGGTTGAGGCGGCCACCGCGCGCTTTGCCACGGCCCAGCACAGTGATGCCTACGGCACGCTTGTGCCGGTCCCCGTGTGTATCGAGCAGGCCGATCTACGCACGACCTATCCGCCGACGATCCAGGCCCTGACGCTAGCGATCCTGACGCTGATGTTTCTCCCGCTCGAATATCGCCAGGGACTCGTGCAGCGCATATACCAGCAGACGCAACCGGGCGGTGCCGTGATCCTCGTCGAGAAGATTCTCGGGGCCACGGCCGATTTCAATACGCTCTGGGTCGAGGAGTATTACGGACTCAAGAGCCAGCAGGGCTATACGAGCGAGGAAATCGAGCGCAAGCGCCTGAGCTTAGAAGGCATCCTCGTGCCGATGACGGCGCGATGGAATGAAGAGATATTACGCGATGCCGGCTTTCGCCAGGTCGAGTGTTTCTGGCGCTGTCTCAACTTTGCGGGCTGGCTCGCGCTCAAAACCTGAACTTTCTGAACTTTCTGGTTATGGCTGATAAAGAACATTACACGGCAGCCCAAATGATCGCTGCCTTACAGGAAACCAAGGGCCTCATGTATCTTGCCGCGAAACGCCTTGGGTGCCATGTCTCGACGATTAAGAACTATTGCGAGCGCCATCCCACCGTCCAAGCCGCGAAGGATGCCGAGCGTGGCGCCTTGCTTGATATGGCCGAGTTGAAACTCTGGGAGTCTATTCAGAAGGGCGAGGCCTGGGGCATTACCCTGGCACTGAAGACTATCGGCAAGGATCGCGGCTATGTCGAGCGCACCGAACAGACCGGCAAGGACGGCGCCCCGCTGAACGAGGTGGTCAAGGTCGTGATGAGCAAGCAGGAGGACGCGCCGCGTGATTGAGCTCCACTTGCCCCCCCTGCGCCCGCAGCAATACGCCCTCTTCGAGGAGCGCCAGCGTTTTAACGTGTGGGTCTGTCATCGCCGCTTCGGCAAGACCGTGCTGGCCCTCGAACTGCTCATTCGTGACGCCTTCTGCCATGCCGAGCGCTCGCCACGCTTCGCCTATCTCGCCCCCCTCTACCGTCAGGGCAAGGTGATTGCCTGGGACCTGTTAAAACATATGACGAAGGACATCCGGGGCACGAAGCACAACGAAGCGGAGTTGCGGGTCGATCTTATGGGCGACCGGCGTATTCAGATCTTCGGCGCCGATAACCCGGACGCTCTCCGTGGCCTGTACTTTGATGGCGCCGTGTTCGATGAGTACGCCCAGATGCGCCCGCGTATTTGGAGTGAGGTTGTGCGTCCTGCCCTCGCCGACCGCCAGGGCTGGGCCACGTTCATTGGCACGCCCATGGGCCACAACCACTTCTACGATCTGTACCAGCAAGCCCAAGGGGATGCCGGGTGGCACACGGCCTGCTACCGCGCCAGCGACACAGGCATTCTGCCGCAGGACGAACTCGACGCCGCGCGTCAGGTGATGGCCCCTGAGCAATACGCCCAGGAGTTCGAATGTAGCTTCGAGAGCGCCCTGGTGGGGTCGTACTACGGCGCGTACCTCGACACGGCCCGTGAGGAACAGCGGATCACGCGCGTGCCCCACGACCCGAGCGTGCCCGTGCATGTGGCGTTCGACTTAGGCGTGAGCGATGCGACCGCCATCTGGTTTCTGCAAGTGGTAGGCCGCATGATCCATGTGATTGACTACCTCGAGGCCTCCGATCATGGCCTCGAGTGGTATGCCAAGGTGATCAAGGAGAAGCCCTATACCTTGGGCCGCGTGTATTGGCCGCATGACATTATGGCGCGCGATTTCTCGAGCGATGGCCGCACGCGCTTTGCCCTGGCCGAAAGCTTAGGGCTGAAGCCCGGGGTGGTGGTGCCGCAGGGCAGTGTCGCCGATGGCATTGCGGCGGTCCGCATGCTCTTCCCACGCTTCGTCTTCGATCAGGAACGTTGTCATGAGGGCCTGCAAGCGCTGGCAGCGTACCGGCGGGAGTGGAGCGAGACGCGCAAGGATTGGACAGACCACCCGCTCCACGATTGGGCCAGTCACGCGGCGGATGCCCTCCGCACGTTTGCCATAGGCTACCAGGAACAGGAGACGGTGCAGGTGCATAGCCCGACGCGCCTGGCAGGGACGATGCCCACGGGGCTCAGGCAAGGATTTTGGTTTCGCTAAGGAGACGTACAGTGCCTAGTAAATCAAAGGCCCAGCAGGCGTTTATGGCCGTCCAATTGGATAAGAAACGCCGGGGCAAAAAGACCGACGTGGACATGAGCGCTGAGCAGCTCGAAGAGTTTGCCAGTACACCCACGAAGCCATTGCCTGCGAAGGTGAAGCGCAAGAAAGCGAGCAAAAGTAGTTACTGAGGGCCACGCATGCGTCTGCGCTTCCACTGGCTTGCGGGCCTCTATCCGTCTGCCTGGCATGACGGTAATCTGGGACTCGAACATCGCGGGCGGTATCTGCTGCACGGGGAATGGCACCTGGGGGGGCGTGACCTGGAGATGTCGTTCCGCGTGGGTGGCACGGCGGCCATGGTCGGTGGCCGCGCCTACAAGACCGTGACTGGTGTCCTCAAGGTGCCCTGGCTTGCGAGTGTCTATCTCTCGGTCTGCTTGCCGGCATGGGTGGCCACACGGTGTCTGACTGAGCGGACACTTGGCATCGAATGGAATCGCTACGGCCTGTGGTGGGATGTCTGGATCCCTGCCAACCCCCAGCGTCGATATGCGGCCTGGCGCAAGGGACGGGGGATGCAACGGCAGCGCCGCCGTGCGCTCAGAAAGAGGACTCATGGCTGAACATCTCCAGACCCTGCGCCCGCTGACACAGGACCAGAAGACGGCCCTCGATCCCCGCACGGATGAGGACGTCTTGCACGAGGCGCGGGTGCGCTTTCACGAGGCAAGCGAGTGGGAAAATGACGAGCGCGCACAGCAGTATGAGGCGCAGAAGTTCGCCGCTGGGGACCACTGGCCGCAGTGGATGCTGCAACAACGCTCGCTCCCCGGCCAGGAGCAACCGTCGCTCGTGATCGACCGGATCGCGCAGTACCACAATCAGATCATCAACAGTTACCGCCGCAATCCGCTCGGCATCCGCGTGCGCCCCAAGGACACGAGTGCCACGCCGCAACTCGCGACCATCCTGGAAGGGCAACTGCGCTCCATCGAGGCCGAGAGTCAGGCTGATATCGCGTATACCACGGCCCTTTCCCAGGCGATTAGCACCGGCGAGGGCTTTTTCCGCCTCACGCTCGGCTATGAGAATGAGTACAGCTTTACGCAGAAGCTCACTATTGCGCCCATCTACAACCGCTTTGCCGTGTATTGTGACCCGGCAAGTACCCACCCTGCGGGCCTCGACCTGGACTATGCCTTTCTCGTCTCCACAATGACGCATGCCGCGTTCTGCGCCAAGTACCAGAAGCAACCCGTGGACGTAGGTCAGTGGGCCATGTACCCGCAACAGGATTGGGTGACGAGGGATCAGGTGCGCGTCGCCGACTATTACTATAAGGTGTGGGAGAACAAGACGCTCTTCCAGATGCCCGATGGCACGGTGCTGGAAAAGATGGCGGGCGTCGAGGTGCCCGAGGGCTGGCCCACCCGGGAGACGCTCTGCCCGAAGGTGTACGGCGTGACGATGTGCGGCTATGCCATCCTGGAGAAGACGACGTGGCCGGGATCGCATATTCCTTTGGTGCGTGTCGAAGGCCGCCGCCTGGACCTCGACGGCAAGGCGCGGCGCACCGGCATTGTGCAGGCCTCCTCGTCCTCGCAGCTCGCCTATGATGCGTACCGCAGCGCCGAGATGGCCGCGATAGCCCTGGTGCCGAAAGCGCCCTTTATCCTGGCCGCAGAACAGGTGAGCGGCTATGAGGACCTCTGGAACAAGGCCAATGATGCCCACCTGGCCTATCTGCCGTATAAAGCCTTTATGAACGGGCAACCGATGGGCATTCCGCCGCCGCAACGCCAGGCCGTCGAGCCCGCCGTCCAGGCCATCACCCAGGCGGCGATGATGGCGGCGCAGGATATTCAGGCCACCGTGGGCCAGTATGAGGCCAGCGTGGGGGCGCCCTCCAATGAGCAGAGCGGGGCGGCGATCGACAGCCGCAAGCGTGAGGGCGAGCAGAGCACGGCGGGCTTTACCGCCAATCTGGCATGGAGTATCGAAGCGTGTGGACGGCAGATCCTCGACATCCTACCGCGCCTGTACCCAGGGGCCACGGCCCTACGCCAGGTGGGCAAGGACGGCAATGTGAGTATAGCGCCGGTCAATCAGCGCCTCCCCGATGGGACGCCAGATCCGCAGGGGCAGCAGTTGGGCCAGGGCCGCTATGAGTGCGTGGTTTCAAGTGGACCAAGTTATGACACCTCACGCGAGATGATGAACGAGCGCTTAGGCATCCTGCTCGGCGCGGTGCCGCAGGTGGCGCCCTATGTGCTCGATCTGTACACCGGCTCGCTCGATATTCCGCAAGCGGAGGAGCTGGCGGCGCGGCTCAAGACGATGGTGCCGCCCGAGGCGCTGGCCGCCACGGAAGGGCAGGGCAATCCGCAGACGCAACTGGTGCAGGCACAGAACGAAGCGAGGCAGGCGCAGCAACAACTCCAGGCCCTCACGCAGCAGATGCAGCAGATGCAGCAGCAAAGCCAGGTCGCGACGCAGCAGGTCGCGCTCCTCGAACAGGAAGCCGCCCGCCTCAAGACGCAGCTGAGTGACAAAGCGCGTGACTTAGCGCTCGACATGCAGCGCTACAAATGGGACCACGAAATCTCCATTCAGGAAAATATGCTAAAGGCTAGGGAACTCGATTTAAAGTATGGCATTGAAGGCGCCAAATTGGCCCAGACGGCCACCGAGTTTGACGTCACGCAGGCCAATGGCATGACTGCCGAGGAGTAGGGACGTATGGCCATCGAGGTGTATGAACGGTTAGCCGACAGTGGCACCTATACGCAGTTGGGGGACACGCCGCCCCAGGGGGACGGTGGGGGAGGCGCCGCCACCGAAGCCCAAGACGGGCGTGCTGCTGCAAACGACGGGGGGGAGGCATCTCTCGCGTCCAACGGGGAGACATCAGCACCTCCCTCCGAGACCCCGGCTGGTCAACCGCCCGAGCAGGCGGCTCCGGGTGGCATGCCGCCGGGGGACGAGGACGACGAACCGGAGCCGGAAGTCGCCACGATGGATTATGTGCAGCGCTCGATTAAGCGGCACACCCGTCGCCTGAAAGCGGCGGAGCAACGGCATGCCGAACGCGAAGCCGCCTGGACGCAGCAACTGGCCCATCTCCAGGGCCAGCTTGAAGCCCAGAGCCGCATGCTGTCGGGCGCCGCGCCCGAGTTGCCGCAGACGCCGCAGCCGAGCGGCCCGCCGCAGGCCGAGTCCTACGCCAGTCACGAGGACTACGTGCGTGCTGTCGCCCGCTACGAAGCGCAGCAGGTGCAGCAGATGCAGCACCAACAGATGCAGCAGCAGCAGGCCGCACAGGCGCTGCAAGCCCGTGAGGCGGCCTTTACCGAGGCGCATCCCGGCTGGCAGACGGTCGTGCAGCAGGGCCTGGTGGCGCGTCCCGGCTTTCTCGGGTCGCCCTTGCAGCAGGTCTTGATGCACCATCCGGAGGGCGTGGCCATGGCCTATACGCTGGCGGCGCAGCCGGAGACCGTGCAGCGCCTGCTCCAGATGCCGCCGCCGATGATGCTCATGGAACTCGGACGCCTGGCGCCCCCCAGCCCGCCTGCTGGAGGGAGTACCCCGGTGCCCGTGACGAACGGCCAGGCTCCTACCGCACCACCCTTACCGCCGCCGCTTGCTGGGGTGAATGGGCAGGGCACGGTGCCGACGCCTGGGTACAGTGATACCATGTCTGCCGAAGACTATAAGAACTACAGACGACGCACCAGTAATTTGCCGGTGTGGAAGCAACGATAACCCTTGTATCAGCCGCCACAACTTTCCTCTGCCGCCTCAGAGGTCGATGCATGATATTTTGCCGTATGAGGTGGCACTATGCCTACGAATACTATCCTGACAATCGGGATGGTGACTCGCGAGCTCCTCGATGCGTTCGACACGAACCGCGTCTTTTCGAAGCATATTTACAATGAGTTTTCGAGAGAATTTGCCCAGCCTGGCAGTAAGATCGGCCCCACCCTCAACGTCAGGCTCCCCGCACGCCTGGCCGTGACCAGCGGCCCGGTGATGACGCCCTCTGATTATCTGGAAGAGAGCACGCCGCTCACCATCGATCAGCAGGAAAAGGTGGGACTCTCCTTTACATCGTTTGAAA